CTTTTTTTTATTTAATAATAAATGAATGCACTTATTGTTATTTAAAACGAAAAAAGGGTAGCCGAAGCCACCCCTTTAACAATCAAAAAACAAACAATTATGAAATTACGAACCACTAACAACAGTAAATCCTGCTGAAGATAAAGTTGTTGTCAAAAAGTTTGCAGGAACTGCTTCTTGTCCTGATAATGTCAAAGTATATCCTGACAAATCACCCATAGCAGCACCTGTAACGATAGTACCACCTGAAACATCCATTCCGTGCTCTAATCCACATAAAAACAAGTTTCCATTGTTATCTTCAACAACAACTTGTGGACGTCCGTAAGCTAATAATTTAATTTGTTTGTGGTCTACAATAGACAATTTCTTTAAAGTTAAATTCAAAGTTTGTTCAAAGAATGTAGTACCATTTTCTCTTGAAGAAGTAATTGCTTGTTCAAATGAACTATTACCTTTCAAGTCATATTTGTATGCACTTGGTGTTCCTGCAACTGCACTAATAGCATCTGTATTAGTTACATCATAAGTTACACCTGTCATATCACCCCAATTTACAAAGTAAACTGATTTTAATCCACCATTGCTATCTTTGCAAGGTTCTATTCTACCTAATGAAATTTCACAAGCCATCTATATATATTTTTAAAAGTTAGTAAAAAAAAAGGGAAGGCATTTTACCTCCCCTTCTTAATTTAATAAGCTAATTTTTAGTTAGCAGAGTTTGTGATTCCGTAAGTTACGATATCTTCAACAATTCCGTATTGAACTGCAGCCGAAAATCTAAGAACCACTCTCACGTTTTGTGATCCATCTACATCAGCCATATCAATAACTTTTACTTCATTTTGGTCAGATAATAAACCTGTACCGAAGAATAAGTTAGATTTTTCAGCAGCGATTGCAGTGTTAGCAGCTAATCCATTTGCAACAAAGATTTTAATTCCATCAAAAGATAAAGAACCATTGTTAAACCATTGAGTACCCATTGCGTTTGTACCATTAGCACCTAATCCTGAAGCAGCAAATCCACCTAAAGCACGAACGTAAGCACGAGCGATGTTTTGAGAAACGTAGATATACAAATCTTCTTTTCCGTACAATTTAGCAGGAATAGCATCAACAACTTTACCTAATTCAGCGATTACGTTAGAAGCAGTAACTGTAGTACCTGCAACTTCTTGAGCAGAAGGCAAAGCAGCATCAGCAGCTAATAAAGCAGCGAAACCATTGAATTCACCTGCATTAGCAGTAGCACCTGACCAAATGTTTTGTTCAGTTTTTTCAGCAACTTTAGCAGCAACGTGTCCGATCAAGAAATCAGCAAAGCTTGGAGGTAAAGAATCAAAAGAAGAATAACCCATTGATACTGCTTCCCAAGTTGAATGGAAATCTTTTTTACACAATTGAAGATTCACTTGGAATTCTTCAGGTGTGATAATTCTTTCGCTTAATGTTACAGTAGATGTAGCAGAGAAATCACAAGTTGCATCTTTAACGATACCGTCAGTTGCAATTTTTTGGATTACAGATTTGTATTTAACATTAGGCATTACTTCGATTCCACCATTTTCGATAGTAGAAGCTGAAAGTAAAGCAGCAGAGATGTATTTAGAAGCAAATTCACCTGCATAAGTAGTAGTAATACTTGTAGTAGTAGCCATTTTTATTTATTTATTTAGTTTATTATTATTTAAAAAGTTTTGCCATAACTCTATCTTGAGTTGTCATTGGTCTTGATGATGCAAATTTTTGAACTTGTGGAGCTTTAACTTCAGGAGAATGTGTAAGTGGTTCAACACTCAATTCAACTTCTTTAGATTTTAAATCTTCATCAGTTTTATCTTCTTCATCAGCAGAAAGTTTTACACCTTTCAATTCTGCAATTTCATTTCTTAATTTTTCAATTTCAGAAAAGAACATTTCTTTTGTGATTGATTCAACAATCTTTTTAGGAGTTGCTTCAGCAGCAGCTTCAACTTCGATTTCAACTTCAGGAGTTTCAACTTCAGCTTCTGGCATTTCTTCTTCAGGCATTTCAATAGAACCAATAATACCTTCAACTTCAACCTTCAAAAGCATTCCATCTTCTAAAAGGTGTTCACCTACAGGCATTGCAATTCTATCTTCCTCGTTAACTATAAAAACAGCCATTTCAGGTTCAAAAGCTTCTGCTTCGATTACCGTACCATTTTCGAGTTTCATTTGGCTAAGCTTCACTTCCATTCCAAGCAAAGTCTTAATTTCATTGATTACACTCATATTAATAAATTTTGTTTATATTTCTTTAATAAAATAAAAAAAGTTTTGTTATAAATTAACCATTGCTTCTAACAATAGTTTTAGTTCCATCTACTTCAGTAATTGTAGCTCCACCTTGTGATACAGTTGAACCAATACCTTGATTAGCTAATTCACCTGTACAGTTTTCAATTGCATATTTACCGTCTTTTCCAAGACACCCACGTTTTCCACCTTTTGGTGAACTTGATTTACCCATAATTTTTAGTAATTTATTTAACATTAATATTTGTGATTCTGTGTTCTTTGAATAAAGTATATAACATCGTAAATGCTGCCTGAATGTGATGGTAGCATTTTAACTTCTAAACCATTTGTAACTACATCTTCATCTGCATAGTATTGAAATGTTTTAGCAAATGAATGTTCTGTATTTGCCCCTTTTGGAAATGTAATTGTATCTCTAATTCTATCATATGGCGTTCCATTACCACCTTCTAAAAATAAATCTACGTGACCGTTTGCATTAGATATTTTTGCTTTAAAAGCAATTGTAATTACATATACATCTGCATCGTATTCTGCTTTAACTTTGTTGTTTTCGTAATAAGCAATACCTGAATGTATGTGATTATCTATAACGTTACCTGCATTGTTAGGTACTAAAAAAGCAGTAGTTGTAAATGAATAAGGACTTACACTTGTATATTGTGTATCGTCATATCTTGCCCAACCTAAACCCATTTTATATGATTGTGGTGGGTACACTCTAACTTGTTCGTTATTGAATCCCATAAACAAAGATTCATTAGTTACAAGCATTGCGCCTTGTTCTATGTTTACATTGTCAACTTCTGATTGACTTGCTTCTTCTACGTGTACTCTAAATGCAGTATTTTTCATTATAGATTGTGTTTAACAATTATTTCTTTGATCTTATTAATCAATTCTTCTTCTATATCTTGTTCTGCAGATAGTTTTTGTTCGTCACTAAAATATCCTTCTACACTTAAACCTAAATAAGTACCATCTTTAACTTCTTTCCAAACTTTTTCATTTTGAATAGACATAACAACTGCCCAAGCACCTTCAACTGCATTTAATCCATAAAGTTTTGTTTTATCCATTTCAGGATTTTCAACAATCCAAGATTCAACAACAGAAATTCCATCTACTTCTGTTTGGTGTTCTAAAGTTGCGTTATTTACTTTTAGTCTTTTTAGATATAATTGTGCTGCTTTTTTTACAGTATCTTTTGAGAAAATAATATTATATTCGTGTTCGCCATTTCTTCTGTAAATTTCTTTATCAGGAACTAAAGCCAAACCAATAATTATTTTTTTATCTTCATCAATAGATTTAAATTCTATTTTATGTTTATTTAATGCAACCCAATTTTCTTCAATTGCAGGAAACTTAACTAAAGAAATGGCATCTATACCATCACTTGCTTCAGTTTCATTTATGAATAATTCTATAGTTTCTAATTTTGCCATTTTATTTTTATTTATAAATTAAATTAATTGGTTTTTGTTAATTACCTAATGTAGCAGTCTTAACAATATTTCTATCTAAACTTTGTTGTGAACTAACATCATTTGCAACTACATAGGCCTTAACAGGTGCCTGACTTCCTAATGTTTGTGCTATTTGGTTTTGCCCTGAAGTGCCTACTACGTTAAAACTTGGAGCAGAAGGTGCAGTAGTTTGTGCAGAACCTAATGAAGGCGAAGATATAGTAGGCATTGAACTACCACCACCGTTTGGTGTTTTAACTGCTAAAATAGATTTAATACTTTTTAAACCTGCTGCAATAGCTATACCTGCATTAATAGGAGCTAATACAGGTCCAACAATTGGAATACCTACAGTAGATTCATAAGCTTTTTGAGCAGATAAAAACGTAGATATAGTTGCACTTGCTACTGCTGCTGCTTTTCCTGCTGCAGTTTCTTTACCTAACAATTCAGATAAAGCTCCTAAGGTATTTGCAGTAGTTTCTGCCGCTTGTATTTTAGCTTCTTTTTCTTTTTTAGCAAGTTCTATTCTTGCATCTGTTTCTGCTTTTATTGTAGCAGTATTTTTAGCTTCTAATTCATCTACTACATTAGCTATTTCAAAAAGGTCATTAATCTTATTATCTCTTGATTCCATATCAGCAATATTTTGTGCTGACTTGGCTTCATTTATTTTTATTTGAAATTGATTAAATTCTTCTAAATCTTTAGCTGCTTGTTCTTTAGCTTTTTCTCTTGCTTCTTTTTCATCTGCAATTCTTTTTTCTTTTGCTGTTTTGTTATCTTCAGCTATTTTGTCATTAGCAGCTTTGTTATCAGCAACTTCAGCAACTTCATTTGATTTTCTTAATGCAGCACGTTCTTTATAAGAATTAGATAATAATTCATTTTGCTTTTTGAATGAAGCATAAGTTGATTGAACTAATTTTTCTTGATTAGCAATTACCTCATCACTTGCTCCTGAATTTTGTAAAGCAGCTAAAGTATCACGTTCTCTTAAAAAAGTACTTTGTGCTAATACTGCATTCTTTTTATTTAAAGCAATTTCTTCTTCTTTGTGTTTTAAAGCTAACTTTCTTAATTCTTCATTTGATGCACCTGCAGCTTGTGCTAATGCATATTGTTGGTCGTTATAAGATTTTAATTTGTTAGAAGATTGTGATGCAGCAATACTTTGTTCTTTTAAAGCAGAAGTATTTTTTCTTGTAGAACTTGCAGCCTTTTCATTTGCAGCAGATGAATCTTGAAAGAATTTAATTAATTTATATCCACCAACTAATAAAGCACTTATTGTAACAACTAATGCACCTAATGGATTTGCAGCCATTGCAGCATTCCAAACATATTGAGCAGCAGCAGCCGCTTTTTGAAATATAGTAGTAGCACGTATTGCAGCACCTAATGCTTGCACACTTTTAGCACCCTCTCTAATAGTTTCTACACCTTGACTAATAGCCATTGCAGATTGTACTTTCAATATAGCTTTTTCTACATCTTCCGATTCAGTTCCAAATAAAGCCATTGATCCTTGAACCAAAGCAAAACCACCTGCAGCAGCATTTAATGAACCCGTTAATTTTTGACCTAATGTAGTAGCGGCAGCATCTACAACCATATCGGTTTGTATTTGCGTCTTTCTATAGTTACCTACAGATTGTAACAAGTCTTTAAATTCTTTTGTACCTTGTTTACCCGCTAAAGCTAATTCATATAATCTATCTTCAGCTTCACCCATTCTTGTAGTCAATGGCTGTAAGTCACCATAAACTTCTTCAAATGTAGCGTCTAAGTTTGTAGCAGAAGTATCAACTGCTTTTATTGACTTCGCAAAATTATCAAATTCTTTAGATGCAGTATCTACGTTTGATTTAATATGAAGTTCTACCGTTTTTATTTCTGCCATTTTATAACTCTTTTAATTTGATTAAATCCTTTTGCCCAACTATTTGGCAATTCATATTTGCCTTTAGCTATTTCTATTGTTTCACTTTGTCCATAATGGTCACCCATCATCAAAAGATTTAATATTTCTTTTATCATAATTATCTTTTAAATACTACATAGTCAAACGAAAGGTTTTGTGTTGTTCTGCTTGTTTCTTGAACAACTAAAGTAAACCCACTTGTAGTTTTACTTCTTACCATCCAAAAACAATTACTATCAGAACTCAAAGTTCCGTTAGAAACTAAACTACCTGAAACCACATAGTTAGTATCTGCTAATGTAGAAGGGAATGTTACTGCAATTGTAGATGGGTCACCTACGTCACCAACTGTAACTGTTCCTTTTGCTAATATTTTTGATGCTGTAAATGCATCCATAAAATCAAGTAAAGCGTTTTCTACCTCTCTATGTTTTACTGCCGTAATAGCACTTGCTGAAGCTAAATTTGAATCTATTAACGCTTGTATTTCTGCTTTTGTCATTTTTTTTTATTTTTAAATAGAGTAATCTGATGAATAATCTGATGAATAATCTGCCGTTGGTTCAGGTGGTGGTATTGGTGTAATTGATGATCTTAAATTTCTAAAATCATTTATTAATTCAAAATCAACTTCACCACTTGTCAAGTCTATTTTCATATTATTAATAATATATTTCTTATCACGTATTACCAATCTGTTATTTAATTTTAAATAAGTTAATAGACTAATAGGCAAAATAGCTTTTACGTTGTACTTTCTTGACTTCGGATTGTATATGTTTTCTAAATAATTCTGATAATAGTTAGAGTACAAAGTGTTTGTAATAGGTGTTAATAATAATGAACTAACTTCTATTCCAAAATTTATACTTTGATTAACACTACTAATTAAACTGTCTTGACCAAATGCATTGTAAGTAGTTATATTAATTGCTGAACCTGATCCTTTTAAATAAAAATTACAAGTTTGCAAAGTTCCATAATCATATAAAATAACAGGTTTTGGTATGTAAGGTTTGAAATCAGTTTTTAAAGAGTAACCAACTTGAAGGTTTTGACCTGTAAACTTTTGGAATAATAAATTTTCAAATGGTAGTTGAATTAAATAATCGCTACCTTCAGAATTCAAATCAGCTCTTAAATTACCATATTCAAAACCATTGTTACCTGAATAAGCTACGTTCATAAAACTTTCGCTTTTAACGTAGTTGAAGTTTATGTTTTTAAAAGTTTCTAATTTACTAATATCTACATCATCTGAAATTATATGTTCAGTTACATCTACAATAGCTCCAGCATCATACCAATCTTCTAACTGTTCTATTTCGTATTTGTTTTCTTCATAACTCAAACAAGTTAGATTAAACATTTTTAAAATACCACTAAAGAAATCTTCTACTTTAATATCAGGCATAAATGAAGCCAAATTTAAAGCTGAAGTAGTTGCTTGTCCATCAAAATCTGTTATTAAATAATTTCTTTGTTCAATACCATCGCCTTCATATTTAATTACAAATAAAATTTCTGAATCAAATGTAATAGACGTGTCAGATATAACTTTTAATTGATAGTTACCTGTTAAGTCACCACCTCCAAGTACGTCGTTAAAAATTGTAGCTACTAATTGTGGTGAAGCTGCATCATTAGATACGAATGGAATTGAATATGCTATTGATCCATTCTTATAAACATTTAAAGTACAAGCTATTCCTGCTACATCTGCATTAAAATAAAAAACAGCATTACATCCAACGTAGTTTGTATCGTTATAAAAACCCAATCCATTATATGTAAACACATCACTTGTAAAGTTTGGAACAACAACACCTTCAACTATTGGATCTTCTGAACTTGCAGAAACCATATCAATTAACAACTCACTACTTTTTGCTTTAAATACATCCGCATTCTTTAGCCATAAAAAAGCCCTTGTAAATCTTGGATCTGTTAAGAATGAACCTTCTAAAGTAATTCCATAATCTGAAGCAATAGTTTCAAATATTTTACTAATTCTTAATGCAGGGAATAATTCAGAAGTTAATATTGCAGTAGCTGATTCTGTTATATCTACAGAAGTAGAAGTGTTTTCATCATCCCAAACTCTATTTGAAGTAATCAAAGGAAATTTAACATCGTTAGTAACTTCCCCTTTAACTATATCAATTACTTCAGTTGGACTGTATAATATTGTATGTGCTGAATAATCTAATTCAGATAATTTCTTATTTGCAAAAGTATCCTTTAAAGAAACTAAACTACCAAAAAAAGTAATAGTATAATTTTCAGGAACTCCATTTTTTATAGTGGCTTTTTCTAATTGAATGTTTCCTTTTCTAAAAGGTATAGTATCTAATTCAATATAAGCTTTCTTTCTTTGTCTTGCATCATAACCATTATCAATAGAGTTTTCATACCAATGCGAAAATATTTTGTTGTTATGGTCATTAGCAGGTACCGTAAAAGACTGACTAAAATCGGTGTAGACCTTTGAAATGTCTGAAGCATTTTGAACCGAACTATTTATAGATATCTTTTCATCTTCAAACAATTCAATTCTTCTTGCTACATCATTTATGTATATATATAATCCTACTGTTACCATTAAATCACGTTGTTAATTAAGTTGAATGCGTAATCAAATTCTATTTCGTAATTTATATTTCTGTCTTGTAAAGAAGTCTTTAAAGTTGTTGATTGTGTTTTAACCTCAACAGGTAGCCCATCTAATAAAACCGTTTCACTTAATAATAAATCTTGTATTAAATCAGAATAGTTTTCAGGAACAAAACCTGAACTTAATTTAACTGATTGTTTACCATTAATGTTAAATGACTTGCTTTGGCCTTTAGAAGTGTTGTAGTTAATTGAATCTTGCAATAGGTTGTAGTTACTTCCCTTTACATTTATGTTGTCTATGCGTGTCTTAAAAAAGGTTAAGAATTGCCATCCACCAAAACGATTAATATAAGAACAAACAACTGGAGAATATTTAGGCTCACAAATTGGTGTAACTTTATACTGAAATGTAGTTTCGTTGTATGTTATTGTAAGTGTATTTCCTTTGTTGTATTTAACACTTGTAGTTGATAATGGAATCTTTAACATTCCTTTTGTTTCTGTGTACCCAACTACCAATTCATTTCTACCTCTTAAATCTTTATAAGTTGCAGTTATTACATCTCCACTTTCAGGGTTTATTAATACATTAACGTATGGAGTGCTTTTAGTAATATCATACTTAATTTCTTTTGTATTATCTGACAATAACATAAAAGTATCTGAAGCATTGGTGTAATTGTACCCATCAGAAAAAGAAGTATATCCATTTGTTCCTAAATATGTAGTAGTGTCTAACAAAGTATAAACTCCTACAGCAGTTTCTTTAAATCTTTTAACTTGAACGTTTACCCACATTGTAGTAGAATCAGTTTCGCCTGCAGCATAATTAGGTGCTACATTATCAATGTATTCTTTTACAAAAGGACTAATGTTATAGATATTTTCTATTTGAGTTGAACTTGCAATAGGTTTTGAGAATGTATAAGTTGCGGGTGTAGGTGCTGAACCTGTACCATTCCACAATCTTAATTCTATTTTAGAACCAACTTGTGATGTTTCATTTACTGTTATGAAGTAAGGACTTCTTGAATATATTATCATTTTATATTTGTTAAGTTATAATCTATCATCGTGTCTATGTCTTGACTAAATGCTTTCATTAAATCTGTATCTATGTATTTCTTATATCCTGCTTCAAAAGGTTTAGTGAAAAATAAACTTGGTTTAATTCCTTTGTGAAAAATACTTCGAGAAATAAGATACCCTGTTTGCTTGTAACTCATAAGCTTCCCATTCTCTTTGTTTCGGAATTGAAAACGTTTCGCTTGTACCCATTCTAATATGCTTTTAGTTAAACCTCCTTTTTTACCTGTACCACTACCAAATCTAAAAGGACTATTCGGTGCTTTAGCTGAACTTGTTTTACCTTTTACCCCTTGATCTTGGAACATACCATAGTCAGCCATTTTAAAGCCTGCTATTGAATAATTATCTTCAGTAACAACTTCGCCCTTCAAACTATTATATAGTTCTTTAGAAACGTTCTTTTGGCTTTTAGATAAATTACTTCTTGATTGTTGAATCACATAATCTCTAAAACGTTTTAAAACACTATTGACTTCTTTTAATTCCATTTAGCAAATAGTCATTTGATTAGGTGTAATTATATCAAACGTAATTGTAACACCTGCTATTTTATTTTCAAATCTATCTACAAAATATTCCATAGATGCTGAATCGTTAGCTAATTGAAATTTATCATCGTACAAGTCACCACGTCTTAACATTTCTACCAATCTACGTGCAACCATTTCTTGTGTATTTAACACATCTTGTTCGTTGTCGTTACCTACAAATAAATCAGTAGTAGCTTCTTTTGACTCATCTACTATATCCATACAAATAACTGATACATTATAATTAAATGTATTGCCATTGTAAGAACCTGTATTTAGCATTATATGTGATAAAGGGAATATAGTTTGCTTGTTTAAATCAACTTTAAATATGTCACCAATAGTAACTGTATTCACAAATGCATCTGCATCTAATTGATCTTTAATAGCTTTTGATACTTGATAAAATCCTACCATTATTTTTTATTTATTAATTTCATTTCTATTTCTGTTTTCTCCTTTTCAAATGTTAGCCAAGTTAAACTTTGGGTGATTGGTAACTTGGAAACTTCATCAAATCTTCTAACGTCTCCTTTAGCGATAGCATAGATACTTGAATACCATCCCCAACGTTTTCCGAATTGTGCTTGTTCAGAATATTCTGCACTTCCTGATTCGTTTCCAAATAGTTGACTGTACTTTTCAATAAGTCGTTCCCTAAATTGTAAAAAAAAACCATAGCACCTAAAACAACGTCCAATGGAGCGTGTCGCATTACATCAGCATATGTAATAGATCCTTTGTATTCTTCTATCTGATACTTGTTGCCTAACTTATTTGTAATTGGTCTATATAATACTGCCATTGCATTATGCATAGTATCCCAATCAGTGATGTATGTATCTAAATCCATATATTCGCCTGTACTCATTTCATCAAGGTTGGGAATAAATCCAAACTCTACACCACCCATTTTAAAGCGTTGTATAAATTGATTCTCCTTTGTGAATAGATTATTAATGTTTGCAGTAATTTCAGCTACATCTTTGTATCTAATTTGTGCCACATCTTTTAAATCTATACCGCAGAATAATTGCACCATCTTTTGTTGCAAGAATTCTGATTCTTCATTATCTTTTGCTATAGATAAAAACTTTTGATATTGTGCAAGTTTAATATCGTTTAGCGTTGTTGGTATTGTTAATTCTATTTTCATTGCATTTGTTTTCTTTATTAATAATTATTTCACATTATTGTATTAAACAAAAAAAGGCAGCCATTTCTGACCACCTCTTTAACCAACTTATTTAAAACTTAATCTTCATCTGCTCGTTCACATTGTTTGTCACAATATGCGTTTTCACAAGCTTCACCACAATACCTGCATTCGTTTTCAGGTTGTTCATTTGGGTTTAAAAAATCATACCATTCCATAGTTATATTTGTTTAATGTTATAGCAAATATATTAATTATTTTTAAACCTGCAAATATTCTTGTGCAATTTTATACATCTGCTGCATCTTTTTAATCTCACCAATGTTTCTTGGTAAGTTAATTACTACTTCAATTCCTTTAACGTGGTGAATGTAGCATTGTATAGTTGCTATTAATTGTCCGTATGTCATCTAATAAACGTAATATGTTCCTTTGTTTGGATTTTCTAACTGTGAAGTCATTGCATATCGCATTGCATCTATAGCGTGGTTGTATGCGTCTATTGGTTTGTTTAATTTATTACCTTGTTTGTCAGTCATCCAAATATAGTTTCTCAATTCATTGATTAAGTTCTTGCTTCTTGATGTAACATATACTTTATTCTGATTAATTAAATTAAGCCCATATACGATGCTATCTCTACCTTTGCTAACTGGTAACACATTGTGACCATAACTATTTAACTCGGCAATTGATTTTGGTTCAGCACTATCTGCATACACTATATCATTCACACCATTTGTTTTTAACAAGTCACTAATATCAGAATTTAGTAATCCCTTTTGATATATTAATTCATCAAAGATATAAGCATCATTGTATTTGTACATTGCTATCAAACTTGTTGGGTCATTTGAGTAACCCCAATCCATTCCATAACATAATAGTCTTGCTTCAGTGGGCAAGTTAATCTCTTGCCAATCAGGAATACATACACCCTCTAAAGAACCTGTTAAACCTAAACCATATACTTGCCACCAATTAGCCCAATAAGCAGAAGTTTCAGCTTTAACCTTTGCCGATTCAATTTCTTTTACAATCGTTTCAGGTAATGCTTCATTATCTAAATAGGTTAGTGTAATAAAATCTACATCTTCTTGGTTTATAATTTCTCTATCTACCCAAAATACTGCAGATGGATTGTAATCAAGCCATATCTCACCACTTGTTCTAATAGCTAATTGATAGTATGAATCAAAGTCTACATTGTTACACTCATTAACGTATAACACATTTCTTCTTGCTCCTCTTAATTTATCAGGTTGGTCTACAGAAAAGAATTCTATATAAGCACCATTGCCAAAAGTATATTTAAGTGTACTCTTGTTAAACTGATTATCATTGTACCTACCCAATGCCATCATTATTTTTAAGAAGTCTTTTAAAGCACCTCTACGCAAATGTGGTATAGATTCAGACACAACTGATATTTCTAAATTAGGAGTCTTAATTGCTCTATCAATAAGTATAGGGAGAATACTAAATGTCTTTGATGCACTTGTACCTCCCCTTACTACTTTAATACGTTTTTTAAGACGTAATAACTTCTTTAATGCAGTAGTTACTATAAATTCCATTATCGTTCATTACAAGTCACCTAAATCGTTTATATCGAATATAGGTTGTTCAGTTGTAAGAGTTACATCTTTTGTTTCTCTTGGTTTACCAGCATAATAGTTATAAAACAATTGTGTGAATTTAAAATCACCTCGTTCTAATCCTTTTTCTAATGCTGAAAATGCTAATGGTTCTAATGGCGAAAGCTTTTCAATTAAAGCTATTTCTTCTGCTTTGGGTTTACGGCCTGCGCCTTCACGTTTGCCACCTGCTTTACTTTTATTTTCCATTTGAAATAATTTGTTTATTCAAAGAAATAATAACTATTATCTATAGTTGTTTAAATGTTTCGTTGTAGTATTGTTCTGCTTCGTCTAAATATGTTGTTTTAGAATAAGTAATTAATTCTGATGGAGCAGTTAATCTAGCATCGATAATCTGTTGCTTTTCTAATTCTTTTGCTTGGCTAATTTCATTTGCATAACTAATTAAAAAATCATTATTTTCAAAATCATTATTTAATTTATTTACTAACCATTCTACTGCAGTTTGTTTTTTATTGCTCATAGTTTATTAATATTTTTTATTAAAAATTGACAATACTCTTTTTTGAATTCTCCATCTGGTGCTATATTAAATGCAATATATAAAAAAAAATTTACTACAAATAATCTTAATTCTTTAATCATAACTATTTATTTATAAATTCGTATTCATCTTTGTATTTCTGTAATCCGTTTGGCTTGTTATTTAAAGCTAAAGATAATGAAGAACGATTGATTCCTGTTTCCCTACATAGTTGAATCATACCGCTAAATACTTTACCATCTGATTTGCGTATGATAGGTTTCATTCTATGTTGTTGTTCTTTTTGCATCTTTGCGCTTTTATCAGATAATCCTATGTAATCGTATTGGTTCTTTCTATTGTGGTATTTGTTACCTTGTTTAATTTGATTTAGATTATAATAGTCTATTGCTTCCCATTTAGGTTTTGGTAAGTCCCAAAGGTAAGATGTGTTGTCGCTTCTTAAAATTTCTATTATGTCTTTTATCTTCATAACTTTTCTATTTCTTGTTTAACTGCATCCCAATAAGTCATTAAAGATTTATAATATCCATATTGTTCGAGTTGCCATATTGTTTCATCAACTGCTATTAACGCACCTCTTTTTGCTTGTATCAATTTAAAGTCTTGATGATAATCTTTTTCAACACATAACTTTAAATATTTATTTATTAAATATTGTGCTTTTTCTTTTGGTGTCATAGTTTTAAAGTCTTATGTTTTTATTCATTGAATAGAATGCTTCTAATCGTAAAGTAATCAAATCGTGTTGTTCAGTTCCTTTAGTAGCTTCTAATAGGTTGTTTAGGTTTTCTATTATCTTGTATTCGTATCTTGGTGCGTTTAATTGCTTTTCCAAGTCGTGAAGCTTTTGTTTAAATATATCTTCTTGTGATAATTCTTGTTCTACTTCACCACCTAATAATTTTAGTATTAAATTCTTGCAGTCTAATATCTTTGTGTTGTAGTTTTCATATAAAGGAAAGTTCTTTAATGCGTGTACAACTGTAGCGTGATTCATATCGAAGTCTGCAGCTATTGATTGTAAACTTCTTTTAGTGTATATCTTTCTTACTAAATAGAAGTATAATGCTCGTGCTTCTATTATTTCTCTTTTCCTGCTTTGTTCAGATATATCTACTCTCAATTCTTTTAGTATTAATTCTTTTATTTTAGTTTCCATTTAGAAAAGTTTTTGTTGGTTAGTATGGTTTGTTATTCTTTGTATTGCTTTTTCGTAATACTCTTTATCTAATTCACAAGCAGTTAATTCAAATCCGTAATCGTGGCAAGCTATTGCTATTGAACCTGAACCTAAATGTGTATCAAGTATTTTATCGCCTTCTTTTGCGTATTTGTCTAAAATCCATTTATAAAGCGGAACAGGTTTTTGCGTTGGATGTATTGATTTTTCTTTTTTGTTTCTTCCAACAACACCATCACTTAAACCACCCCAAGCATATTTAAATAACTTTGCATTTTTATCAAAAGAAGTCCAAGCTATTTCCCCATCTACAAAATTTTCAACCTGAACCATTTTATCCCAAAATATACAACACCTTGTAGGTGGTAAATTAAAATAGTTTCCGCCCCATATAATTTGATTTTTAGATACTCTAAACAATTCTTTAAAATATAATTCAGTTGGGTAATTGTCATTCCATATTCCTGATATAAATCTATTTTTAATTCTATTCTTTGTTTCTTTTATATTTTTAAAAACATCAATCCCATAAGGAGGGTCTACAACAGCCAAGTCAAAATAGTTATCAGGGTAACGTGCCATCAACAGCATATTATCTTCGTTTGTTATTGTTATTTTATCTGTTACTTTCATAATTATAATATTCCTCTTAATACATATTGGTTTAAATCTACTGCTTCATTCTGAAAGAAGTATTTGTAATTGGCAATCCCTTGTTCAAGTTTGTCTTTACCTTTTTGGTAGAAGTCATCACTACATTCAAAGATTCCAATGTCTAAACTTCCTTTGTCTATACATACAAAAACAAATTCATCTACACCAAACATTTCTTTGTACAAGTAAGCTTGTAAGTCGTAAGAATATTTGTCTGCTGAATATCTAAATTCATTTAATCCTGTAGTGGTTTTTAAATCTATTATTTGATTGCCTCTTAAAATATCTGCTTTAGCTCTAAATGGTATTCCATCTATCATTGCTATTTCAGGTATTTCAAATTCTGCACCCATAAAATATGCAGTAGCTTCATTGTTCTTTAGTATTGCATCAGCTAATCTTTCTGCATCTCTTAACTCGTTTGTAGTGTAAACGTTTTGTTTTTCTTCTACTGCAAGTTTGTATTCTTTTGCTGCTTTAGTTTTACAATCTACAAAAGTAAAGTCATCTATCTTATTAGGTTCTAATATCAATGTGTGGAATAGTTTTCCATCTCTTAATGGTTGTGTTTCTGCTTGACCATACTTTGTTACATACTTATATGTTTTAGGTGATTTAAGCACCATTTTAAGACTTGATGAAGATAATGCTTGTTTACCCAAGTAACCATAGTAAAAGTCATCATCATACATATTATCTAATAGTTCTTGTTTGTCCCAAATCTTGTTGTCTAATGTTTTAATTTTTTCTTGCATCTTGTATAATTAAGTCGTAAATGTAATAGTGTGTTTGTATATCTCTTTCAGTTGAATCTACCATTGACATAAATTGGTCATCGTTTACTTGTCCGTTGAAGTATTCGTGGTATATCCATTGCAAGTCACGTTCGAGTGCTTGTATCTTGCTAAATATCTTTATTGTTGCATCTTCATTCATTATCTTGTTCAATGTTTAAAATTACATCTATTTCGTTTGTAAAGTATGCTGATTGCATCCAATCGTTTTCTAAAGCTGATAGTACTGCTTTTAGTTTAAGTGCTGCGTAATCGTTTTCTAATGTTTCTAAAACGTAGATTACATTTTCTAATTCTGTTTTGATTTCTTGCTTTGTCATTTCTTTTGGTTTTAATGTTGAAGCAAATATAAACAAGTTATTAATATCCTGCAAGTATTAACAAATTTTTAACATAAAAAAAGGATAGCTAATTGCTACACTCTAATTTTTGTTTGATAATCTTTCTATATACTGCATTGACTCTTTCACTATTCAACCCTCTATTGTAGTTGAACTTCATAATGCGTTGTATTCTTTGTAGTGGTGATTGTTTCATAATCTTTTAAGTTTTTCTAAATACAAAATTAAATCCATTGCTTCTTCCTGTGCGTGGTTTATCCATTCTTTATCAGTTAAATCTTCCCTGTCTAATGTAGTATTGTATTTCTTTATTCCTACTTCACTACGTTGTTTAAACTTATTAATAACTGATTGCACTACACTATCTTTTACTTGTGCTTCAATCCATTCTGACATTGTGTCTTTTATTTGCATATTTTCTGTTTTAAATTTAATATATAAAGAATTAGTTTCTTGAAATTCATACTCATTTTTCCATAAATATTTTCCATCTTGAATATTATTTAATCTAAAATGATTTTCAGCTATCCATTCAGCGAACTTAATAGATTCTTTATTTATTTTCATAATAATTTACTTTGGTTAACATATAATTCCATTATCTTTTTCGTTGCTTCATATTCGCTGAACTCTACCTTTCTGTTATTCTCTTTCAAGTAGATTACATTTTTATAATCAGATGGTATATACTTGACTATGTAGAACCTTTTGTTCTTGTTTGCTTCGAGTGAATAAGCAACGTTACGTTTAACACAATACACCATAGCGTTTACTTGTGTGTAATGTGGCGAATAGATTTCTATTTTTTTCTTTGCCATTATTCGATTCTTAAGAACTCTGCATTTCCGTATTCAGCAAACCATTCTTTGTTCTCGTTATACTTTTCAATAACTGCATTTATCATAACAAGTTCATCCAAGTTTGAAGTGGTTAGTTTTGTAACTAAATCTTCAATGCTTCTTAATATGTTTGTAGTCATTTCTGCATCTGTATTATAAATCTTTCTGTATTCATCATAAACAGTTGTTTCCAAGTGACTATTCACTTTGTTAAGTAAATGCTTTAAAGCACCGTTATATTGCTTTGTAAAGCGTAGGTTCTCATTACATTCAAGTAACAGTTGTGATAATAATACTGATTTTAAAAATTCTAATTGGATTGGATTGTCTTTCATAATTTTAATGCTTCGTTAATTTCTAAATATGCTACTTCTTTTTTTACTCTATTGATATTATAGAATTGTGTTGTAGCAGGATTTTTATTGTTTATTTCAAATATTGGATTTATCTTATGCAAGTTGAAACTAAATACTCCTTCCGGTGTTGAATTAATATAAATTGGTATATCTAAATGCTTTTCACATTCTTCTATCATTGCAGTATATTTCTTCTTTTCAAGTAGTAGTGTTGAGTAATGTCGTTTTCTACATTTTAGCTCTATTCGATGTCCTGAAGTGGGACTATAACAATCCCACCTTGACATCTGATTCTTTGACTTAACTAAATCAGGGTAAACATTCGAGCGTAAAAACTCAAATAAATCACTTTCGTTCCAATTAATCATTAACCTTGTATTCGTTGTACACTTTTCTTAAATCAGAAATTGTATCCCTCCAACAAGAACCACAATTAGAATGTTCTATCTTGACTTCAAATACTCTTTCGTAAATACCCATTATAGTCCATTGTTCGTTCGGTGTCAAACTTCCCTTTGTAGGTTTAATGAATTCGGTTAGCATATTGTAATCTGATTCTGTTAAACAATTAACTTTTCTTCTATACGGAATTAAGTTGTTTAGTTTAGCTTTTCTTTCTTCGCAACCACAGTCTGTTCCTGTTAGTTTGTTAAATACTTCTACTGCAGCTTTTATTCCTGTAGCTTCAGTAATCTTTTCAATTGTGTCACCTAATCCTTTTGATGGTGCTTTTGTTCTTGCTTTTGCCATAGTTAGTAAATTGAGTTATAATCGTTTGTTATATAATATTGATAGTCCTTTTGGAACTTTTCTTTTAGAATTGCTTTGTGATTCTTTAAAGAATGAAATATTGATATTAAACTAATACCTGTTTCTTTTGAAATATCACGCATTGATAAATCTGTATCACGATATAGTTTAAATAACTTTCTGTCGTACCAATTCCAATCTTTAATTTCTTCATCAATTAGCAAACAGATTTCATTATATGCTTTGTGTTCTTCTATGTTTGAATCATCAAATAATTCCCAACAACCATCCACATCAACTTTGTTTACCTTTTTCTTTTTGTTATAGTATTGATAAAATAAAGAACGTAATGTGAAGTACATATAGCCTTTTCTAACATCACCATTTACATCTAAAAGCTTTTCAGCATCAGCATACTTCCACAATGCAATATAACTTTCTTGAACTATATCTTCACTATAGTCAAATTCACCAAATGATTGAACAACCTTAACCCATTCGTTGTGATGTTCTGCTACTTTTCCAAGCCATTGGTTACTCATTTGTTTCCCAAGTAAAAGTTAAAGCCACTACACCTATCACAAGCTGAAATGTATGATACACTTGATCGTCCGTTTCTCTATCGTATAAAGCACCAAACATAATACCCATAATTGGGCTAATAATTAATTGACCTGCATAGTGTTGCATTGCCAATAATGCTATCCAAAAAATAGCTAACAATAAAATAATACTTGTAAAAATCATTATAAATAGTTTAAATTAATAATCAATTGCTCTTTCCTGATTATCTTAAACTAATATTTTTATAGGTATAACTTTGCATCTATTACACCAAACTTCTTTTCTACTTCTACAGGTCTAACCTGAAAGTTAACATACACGTGAGTTAAATTCTCATCTTTCTTGTACATATTCTTTACTGCATCAGCTACATCTGTAAAATGCAATTCATTTTCTAATTCAATTAAATCTTCTATTTGTTCTAACTTTAAAAGTACATCTTGAACAAAAGAAAACATAACTTTGTTGTCACAGAATACAAGTCCTGTTTTAGATGCTGTATTTTTTAATTCTTCTATTTGGTTTTTTATTGTGGTTTTCATTTTGTAAATATATTTAAAAGTTATTAACAATTTAGAATACACCTTTCAACGGGTCGTACATTGCTCCTTCTACTTGCGGCAATCCAAAATTATTAACTTTAAAACTAAATGTTTCAAACGATGCATTTCTACTTCTTTTGCAACTTACAGTAACTAATTCTTTGTTTACTGTGTTTAACTCTAATTGTATTTGTGTTTCTGCTTTCTTTTCTAAAAATGAACCTAAATGACCTGTAGGTTTGTCAGTTCCAAAATTACTATGTATAACAGTAATTATATTACAATTTAGTTCTTTGCTCCAACGCATCAACTTTTGTACTACTGCATTTGATTCTTCTATATTATTAGCATCACTACATAAATCAGCAATACCATCTATAATAACTAAACCAATTTTTTTACCTTCTAATTTTTTATATAAAACGTGTTCTATAAATTGTATTCTTTCTTTATAATCTAATTGCCTTAATGCATAAGTATGATATTTGCTTGTATCTACTTTAGCCATTTCTAAAGGTCTTTTAAATACCATTTGACAATGGAAATTTGATTGTTCAGTATCAAAGTGTATTAAATTATTATCTTCTCTGTATCCCTTTAAATCACCTCCAAATGTTTCTAAAGAACCGTTCATATATACTGCTGATAATAACGATATAAAAAATGTTTTCTTGCTTTTAGGTGGTGCTTGTACAAATATAAAATTTCCTTTTGTTCCTAATGCTAAAGGATATTCTGCTAAACCATCTTTAGTTTCATACGTTTTTGTTCCTAATGAAAGTACAGGTTCAGGTGCTGGTACTTTTTGAGTTGCATCTATGCGTAACTCATCCTCGTACATTTCCATTAATAATTCTAATGCTTCTTCATCTAATCCCTTCATATCTCTTTCTTTTATAATTTAAAAAAAGGGGTGCAATATCCCGTTACACCCCTGATTAATTTAGAACGGCAAATTATCAGAAACTGTTTGTGCTTTTTCAGCTACGTTTTGTTCCTTTTTAACTGCTACGATGTTTCCATCAGTCCAAATAACTGTACCGTTACCGATATAATTTTTAGCTTTTTTAGCTTCACGTTCTTCTTTAGTTTGTGAATCTGTTAAAGAAACATTTTGACCAAATTGATTAGCTTCATCATTTACTCCAATTGTAAAATTGTAATAAACTGCTCCATCTTTACCTGCTACAAATTTTTCTTTTGGTAATTTGTCTACTCTTAAACTTACGTTAATTAATGCACTCATAATAATTATTTTTTGATTGTTTACTTTGCCTACTCTATTCAGTTTTCGGCTACCCTGTTTTTATTATAAATATGGCAAAAATAGTGTTTTTTTGCCAATTTTATATATTTTATTTACACATTTATTTAATAACGGCAATAATCGCCGATGTTTGACTGTTTTATAATTATTTATTTAAAAAGTTATTAATTTGGTCAAATAGCCACCCTGTTAAATAAGCCTCAGGCTCATCGTTATACCTATCCAGCTCCATTGCACAATCCACATATATTTGATTCTTTAAATGAACTATTTCGTGTGCTATATTACTTAAATGAGTTGCATCTGTAAGTCCTACAACATAATGTCTATATTTGCTTTCGTCTTTTAATGTAACTGCTCCAAAATCAGATAGAGACTTTGTCTTATACTTCTTTTCAACATAAGACAAGTCCTTATCCAATATGATGGTTAACTTACAACAATAGATTAGTATATCTATAGTAGTCTTTCTCATATCTTATTTGTTTAGAAAAGTAATCATATCAAGAATACTTATTTTAACTTCTCCTGATAATAAATGTTGTTTAAATTGTTTTTTGTTTTTATAAAACTTACGTAAATGTTTATATTCTTTCATAAACTTTTTTTTTTTAAATTAATTTTGAATATTCGTATAACACTTTCATTCTGTCATACGAATCAATTTTACTTGATAAATTTGGACTTACAAATTTTAAAGTATCTTTCATTTCTTCAATTCTTGTATCAGAATAATCATCTAATTCATCTTGTAACATTTCATAAAATCTAACGTACTTACCGTTGAATGAAGTGTCCTGTATAATTTCACTTAATAAATCTTGAGTTATCATATCTTATTTGTTTTTAAATATTTCATTGTACCAATAACTAAATGCAGTTAATAAAACAGCAACACAAATTGCTCCATAAAAAATAAAATATTGTATTTCTTTTGTTGTCATATTATTTGTTTTTAACGATTTCTATTAGTTTTTTTAAACATTCAAGTTCTGCTTCTTCATAGGTGTTAAATTCATCAATACTAAAATTAACAACTGAAGAATATGCAATTCCTACATATTTTTTATTGTGTTGAATTGTGTGATGACAATCGTACTTCTCTCTAAACCATCTAAATGCTTGTGAGAATGTTGGTGCTAAAACGGTATTTTTATGATACTCTTCTTGTTTGTAAAAACCATCGTCAATATTTAATTCTTTGTTTGTACAAAATATAGCAACACAAGGCTCGTTAAATCTTAATTTTTTCAATAATAATGCTTGTTCGTAAGGTATAAATTCTTTTTTCATATCTTATTTTTTTTATGTTAATGATTTTAAATATTCTATTGCTTCATTTTTATCAATAAAAGCTTCTTCTTCTATCCATTCACCACCAAATAAAGGAGTTATAAAGCATTTGTATAAACCATCTTGAGTTTTTCTTACTTCTCCATAAGTTTCAGAACCATAATCAATTTTATATATTACTTCCATATCTTATTTTTTTTTAAATATTATTTTATCAGCTAAATCTTGTTGAGTTTTCAACCATAATCTTACATTTTTCATAAGATATAAGTCTTTAATATCTTCAATTGTTTCTTGTTTAGGTTCTTCTTTTGGAATGATTATTTGGTAATGCAATTTACCACTAATATCTCCTTTAACGTGATAAGTATTAAATCCAACCTCCTCACAACTTTGATTTTTAATAAACCACTCTAAAAACTCATCATCAATAGCTTGTACACCATCTTTGATTAAGTCTTGGTCTGTTGTTAAAATGATTTTTTTACATTCTTCTGGATAACTAAATCCTTTGTCGTGGTATAATTCCAAAGACCTTGAACCAACTGCTCGTGTTTTAAAAACCTCTTGATTTTTTAAATGCAAAGCATATGGGTAAGCAGGTTCGTCATTAGTGATATAGATGTTTTCTTTTATATTAAATATTTCTGTCATATCATATATTTTGTATATGTTTTTCATTCTATTTTACTTTTAGTAATTCGTCTTTAACTGCTTTTGCTAATTTATACTTTTTTTCAATAGCTTCTATATTACCACCACTTTTTAAGTATTCAATTGATTTACTAAATTCAGGTGTATTTTTGTTTAGCCATTTTTTGTCATCTTCAGTTGACTTCAAATTGTTACCATCTGATTTGTCGTGCTTATTAACTGCATCAGCATCTTGCGTGTCATCAATTAATAATAGGTTACCTAAAGCATATTTTTTAGCGTATGAACTTGCTGATCCAAATTGTTGTGGAACTTGCATACCTTTTTGGTTTAAATCTACTCCTACAATTGCAGTAGCACATAATTCATTAATTCCGTTGTTGTCGTAAATAGTTGCAACTGATTTTAACATAGGTGGTAAATTTCCATCAAAAACATCTACTAATGTTTCAGTAATTGTAAAAGATACTCCATACTTTTCATTGAATGGTTTTAAACCTTCTAAAATATCTTCAGCACTTCTAAAGTTGTATTTACCAAAGCTGTTGAATCTTGACTTGTTTGCTTTGAACTCAATTTGAATTCTACTTAATTTTTCGTTTAGTGATAACTCTTTCATTTTTAATTTTGTTTTAGTTCGTAAATTTGTTTTTTGATTAATGTTTTGTACTCGTTTGTAATTCCTTCTTCTAATGCTTCAAAGCAAAATGTAGATAGTAAATTGTTTTCTTGTTTTAGTTTACAAATTTCAGCTTGTAATGCTTCCATTTGAAATCTGTTGAAGTCGATTAAATCTTTCATTATGCGTTTAATAAAATGTTAGTTACTAAAAAATAAGATACTACAATCATTCCTATTAGAATGCAAAAGTTAATTGTGTCTGTTTTAAATTGATCTTTCATAATTTTTATTTGTTATTGTTTGATGGAGCAAATCTATAAATACTTTTTTGATAAAATACTATGATTTTAAATTTTAACATTTCTTTAACACTTTTGACAAAAAAAGGGCTACCGTTTAAAGTAGCCCAATTTAACATTAACCAAATTATAAAAGAGAATCATCAGAAAAGAAATGTCAAGAAGAAATAAGACCTGAATAGTAAGCAATCATATCTGCTATTTCTATATCGTCAAATTTACGTATTTGTTTGGATTCAATCATCAATTCATCAGCGAAGTTATCACCATATTGTGAACAAAGGTTTTTACCGAATTGAAACTGCATACCCTGATTTGCAATATTGCAGCCATAACATTGTACTTGTACATTGTATTCATTCCAACGTGTAGAGTAGTGTCTACGTGATGCGAAATGACCTGCCTGAAGTTTCTTGTAATGGTCTTTTTTACCACAAGTATAGCATTCTGCAATTTCATCTACTGCATATCTTGTTCTTATATATATAGAAAAAATTTTGTCAAGCTTTTCTATTAGTGATTTACGAGTAGGTTTTTTTGCCATTATAATATTTTATTTCCCTTTGCAATATTGTCTTCAGCCCAAAGTGGTTGAAAGTTTGTATAGTGGTTTAATTTAATAATTTCTTCTTCTGATTTTGCTAAAGATACAGGATATATGTGGTCAAAATGCCATTCACCGTGATTATCCAAAGTCATTCCTTCAGTAAATTTAGACTCTATATGCTTAATAAATTCTTCAATTGTACACCCCAATATCTTTTCTGTTCTTGCGTTTTTACGAAATTGATTTGTACCACGTTTAAAAGTATTGTTTATATTGCTTCTAATTGAGATTCTTAATTTATATAAAGGGTCTGTATTTTTTCTTTGCTTTTGATTGATTCTATTTAATTCTGTTTTTCTTTCTTTATTATTTCGTCTATACTCAAAAAAATACTCTTTATTTTTATCACGATAATTTTTAGCACAAGTCTTACATTCGTTCTTGTGATTATCTTTTGAGTTTTTATTTTTTGAAAATAATTCAAACGATTTTTGTTCTTTACAAATGCAGCATTTTTTCATATTCAAATATAAATAATAGATATTAACAACC